GTGTTCAAGCCACAGACGGTATTTTATTACAATCAGAAACAGGTCAAATAAACAATTTAGTTTTAAACTCTAGTCGTAAAGATACAGCAAGAACACTATTAGACGCTGGTGATAAAATTCTTTTAGAAGAAACTCCAGTTGGTTCTTTTACTAGAGGTGAAACAATTGTTGGTCAAACTACTGGTGCTACAGCGGTTGTTATTACTGAAAGTTCAGACCCATTAAAATTAATTATATCAGCTCAAGATAAATTTGGTTTAACTGAACAAGTTGTAGGTCAAACTTCAGGTGCTACGGCAACTATTAGTGATTATAGGCCAAATCCTGTAAATAATATTGTTGATTTAATTAATTTTAGAGACCCCGATAAAGTTATAAATCATTTCTTATTTAATATGAGAGATGAATTTTTAGCAACACTTCCTGAAAATTTATCTAGTGGTGTTGATAAAAGAAAATTAGTTAAAAATATTAAATCACTTTATAGGTCAAAAGGTTCTGTTCGTGGCCATGAAATGTTTTTTAGAATATTATTTGGCGAAACATCCCAAACAATTTATCCTAGAGAACAAATGTTAAAGTCTTCAGATGGTCAATTTGATTCACTAAAAGTTTTAAGAGTTATTGCTTCAATAGGTGACGCTACTCAATTAGTTGGTAGACTTATAACAGGCCAATCATCAAGTGCAACTGCTATAGTTGAAAACACTACAACTTTTCAAATAGGTGAAAAAACCGTTACTCAATTAATATTAAATTTAGAAAGTATTAACGGCACATTTACAATTGGTGAAGAGATACAAGGTACGGCTTCTGAAACAGATGATTATTTTATAAAAGCTATTGTTACAGGTATACCAGGTACAAAAAATATTACAAATGACGGTTCTTTAAATTTAACAACTGACACAATCACATTAACTGCTGGCGGAACAGGTGCTTTATTTCAAGTAGAAGAAATAGGACCAGGAAAAATTACCGAAGTTATAATTGATAATAAAGGTACAGGTTATGAAATTGGTGATACTTTATCATTTAATAATACAGGCACAAGTGGTTTAAATGCGGCTGGTTTTGTTAGTATTGTAAATGGTGGTATCGCAGACCAAAATGGTTCAACAGATGTCGCTAATGGTACTGAAGATAGATTCATATTAGAAGATGAAACAACTAGAGGTGATCCATATGAAGGTAGAGTTTTAGTTCAAGAAAAATTTACAGACTTACAAACTATTGAAGAAATATTTTTAACAAATGGTGGTGGGCAATATACATCACTACCAACCGTTTCTGTAACATCATCAACAGGTTCAAATGCAACCGTTAGAGCTTATGGTGATGATGTAGGAAAAATTGTTAGACTAAAAACGGTAGAATTAGGTAGAGATTATCAAGAATCTCCTACGCCACCAACATTAGGATTTTTTAATAATATGATTGTAACTGAAGTAACAGGTACTTTCAATACAGATGATACCGTTTCGGGTGCTGGTGGAGCCACAGGAACAATTGATAGCTTTGATAGTGATAGAGGTCTATTAAGAATTAAGTCTGTAACAGGAACATTCAATATTAATGAAACTATTACATCAAGTTCTTTGGGTACTTGTAAACTTAAAAAATTAGATGTAACAACTGCTACCGTAAATGTTGTCTCTATTTCTGACACAGACGGTGATTATATAAGTGAGAGAGGTAAGTTATCTGAAACAACAATGAGAATACAAGATAGTTTATATTATCAAGATTATTCTTATGTAATTAAAGTAGGTCAATCAATTGCAAGATGGCGAGACGCATTTAAAAAGACAATGCATACTTCTGGTTTTTATTTTACTGGTCAAGTAGATATAGTATCAAGAATTACCGTAACTGCTAGTGGTCCTGTTGATGGTGTAACTTCAGGTGTATCAGAATCACCTCTATTATCACTTGTTAATACTCTATTTACTACCGTTTTTGGTAGAAGACTAGGAACAAATAGTGATGGCACTTCATTAAGACCAAATGCTAATTTAGGTATTAATATTGATGTAGGTAATGCTTTTGAGGATCCTTTTACAGCTAATACAAGAGATTTAACATTATCAAGTCTTCCTTTAGAAATTGATTATTTAAGTAGACCAAGAAATAAAATTGTAGATAACGCAGG